CCTCCCGAGCCGAAGTACTGGCCGCCCGGGAGAATGCGGACGACGCCGAGCTCCAAGCGCTCTACGATGACGTCTACGGGCAGGGTGCGTTCGAGAACGCCTTGACGGCCCGGTCGTGGCAGGACCACGTTTCGGAGGTCATCCCACAGGTTCTTGGGGGTGCCCAGGAAGCCGCCGGTAACTTCGGCCTCTTCGTCTCGGATACCATCTCCGGGAACGAGAACATGCGGCGGCTGCGCCGGAACGCCCTCATCGACGCGGCGCGGACGATCCGCGGTGAGCGTGTCGTAATCACGGACGAGGAACTGGCCACGGTCTCCGCCGGGTACCGCCAGCGTCTTGAGGCCGAGACCCGGTTGTGGTCCGACGACCGCCGCCGCCGCACCCTGGCCGGTGCCCGTGAGGAGCTCCAGTTCGTGGAGGAACGCTGGGACGCTCTCGTCGCCGGGTTCAGCTCAGGCGGAAGGGCTCGATATGCCCGCGACAACCCGCAATACCCGCACCCCCCTACGCTGAACGGGGTCGAGACCACGGCTGACCTCAGGACCTACCGGGAGCAGCTCCGGGTGGAACTCGAAGTTCTCTCGGCTGAGCCTGAGATGACCTCCGAGGAACGCTACGAGGCCCGTCGTGTCTATGCCCGCCGCGTCGGCGCGGCTGGTTTCCCCGGTATGGACCCGGTGGAGGTTCCCGAAACCCTGACCGGTGAGATCGTCAGCGGGGTCTCGCAGTTCGCGTCCGCCTCGGGGGCCCCCGGTGGCCTCCTCGCGACCGTCCTGCGCACCGCCGGGCGAGGGGCCGCGGCCATCCTGACCGCTGAAACGGTGACCGGGATGTTCGCTGACGCCACGGCGTTCGACCCGGAGTCCCCCCAGCTCCTCGACTTCGTCGAACAGCAGTTCGGCGTGGATATGCGCGACACCTTCGTGGACTACATCCGCAAGGATGAGGACGACACCGACGCCCGTAGGCGCCTCCTGGGTGCCCTTGAGGGTGCCGGGGTTGGCCTCGCGGTCTCGACCCTGCTCCTCGGGGCGTCACGCGCTGTTTCCGCCATCCGCCGCCGTGGGGGCTCCCCGGAAGAGGTGGCCGCGGAGATGGAATCTGCCCTCCAGCAGGCCGTCGATGAGGTCCAAGCGGCCTCAGAGACCCCCACAGCGGCCCCACAGGCGCCTCAGGAAGCCCGTCCCGCCGATCCGGCACCGCAGGCCCAGGAAACGCCTCAAGCGGTCTCACGGCCCGCCCAGGAGGCTCCTGAGATGTCCATCGAGGAGTCCGTGGAAGCGGCCCTCCAGCGGGACATGGAGCGTCCCACCGACCGCGCAGAGGCCCGGTTGGCTGATCCTGCGGCACGTACCCGGGGCGTCGTCTCTGTCCGCCAGGTGATGGAACGTGTCCGGGCCCAGCTGGACGGGTGGCTCGACCTCGGGCAGGGAACGCAGGTGCTCCGCGAGACGGTCGAGACGATTGCCCGGGAGAGCCCGACGATTTTCCGTGAGAACCGCACGGACGACGCGCTTCTAGTTGGGGCCTCAGGCCACCTCACCGTCATCATGGACCACGTCCGGGCGGGTAGGGTGAACAACGCCATCGCCTATGCTACCGACGCGCGGACCCCGGCCTCTTTCACCGACATGGCTTTCGCATACCGCAGCGCCGCGTCGATCCTGGAGCGGGCCACGAGCTTGGCCATGGGGAACCTTCGAGCGACCAAGGCGACACCTAATGTTGCCCCTGAGGTTCTCAGGGCCGCCGAGGTCATGTTCGACCGGGTCTTCGACGCCTACAGCCGCATCCGCGTCGTGGACGCGAACATCGGGTCGTGGTGGGGTGCCTTCGGGCGGCAGCGGCGGTCCCTCTATACCGCCGACGAGGCCAGCGAGTTCGCCATGCTGTCCCGCGAGGCGGACTTCGGGGATGACGTACCTACGCGGACCCCGGTTGATCAGCGGGACCTGACCGCCGACCAGATGCGGGAGGCCATCGAGTCCCTGGAGATGCGGCGGAACGAGGGGACCCATTTCTGGCAGTGGTACAACCGCCTGCGGAGTGGCGGGGCGGACCCCGTGGACGCCTTCGACCTCATCTCGGATTACCTCCGGGAGGAACGCAGGGTAGGGGCCAGAGCCGGTAACGTCGATCCGAAGCCCCCGAAGGGGGTGGAGAACCCCTCCACGGTCAGCAACATCCTCGACGGCATCACCCGATACCGCTACGAGGCCATGCTGTCGGCCCCGGACACCCACATCGTCAGCTATCTGTCCACCGTTGGTAACTTCCTGCGGCACACCACGTCGCTCGGGATGGTTGCGCCCTTCCGCCGCGGGGGAATGACGGCCTACATCGACCGCCTCAGCGGGATGATGTGGGGCCTGAAAGAGAACGTCCTCCACACGCTCCAGTCGGCTCGCATGGCGCATCCCGTGCTGGACCCTAACGCCCACCTCCTGGAGGGCGCGGGTAAGCTACCGAGGATACAGCTTCTCCGCTCGCTCGGGCCGCTGCGGCTGCTGGCCATGAATGACCAGTTCTTCTCGGGTCTCCTGTACCGCGGCGAGATCGCTGCCAGGGCTTCCCGCGAAGCACAGCTCCTCAGAATGGGGCCGGAGGCGCGGCGGGCGTATGTACGGGCGCAAATCAAGGACTCCTTGACCGACCGCGGGGCCGCTCGGGATCAGCTTGCACTTCACCACGCCCGCGAGATCACCCTCCAGGCGCCTCTGAACCGGAAGTCTAAGTACATCGCGGAGCGGGCCCAGGCCAGCATCGTCGATTTCATCAACCACCGGAACCCGTACCTCCGCACCGGCCTGCACCTCGGCTTCGCATTCACCCGCATCTTCTTCACGCTGGTGGATCGGGGCATCCGCCTTAGCCCGGCGATCCACGTCCCCCTCCAGATCATCAAGAAGGGTCTCGGGGGCGGGAACACCCGCTTCTACGATGACCTCATGGGTGTCAACGGGTCCACCTCGGCGGCCATCGCTGCCGGTGAGTTGGCGCTGGGAACTGCCCTGACCGGGGCAGCTCTGACGATGGCGCTTGAAGGCAACATCACCGGGGGTGCCTCGTCGCCGTGGGTCATGGACCCGCTGACCAACCAGGCCGTGCCCCCGTACCATATCCGCATCGGGGACCGCTGGGTTCCCTATGACCGATACGAGCCCTTCTCGACGCCTCTCAAACTCATCGCCAACCTCGTCGAGGCTACCCGGCGGGTTGAGGACGGGCGGCTGCGGGTCGAGCAGGAGACCTTCTACGACCGGGTCTCGGAAGCTATCGGGGTCATCGGGTTCACCCTGGGTGAGGTCGTGACCTCCAACCCGTTCATGAAGACCGCCGAGGGTCTCCTTGGCATCGGGCAGTCCCTCACGAACGAGGAGTCCCAGAACAGCGGGGCGGAACGCCTTGCCGGGACAATGATCGACAGCTTCATCCCCAACCTCCTCCGCAAGTTCAACGAGGACCAGGAGGGTGGCGTCCGGTTCACCGGTACATCGCTGGAGTCGCGCATCATGCGGCACTTCACGTTCCTCGACCCGGACAATTGGAACATGGATGTCGCACGAAACCCGATCACAGGGGAGGTGCTGGTCAACCGCACCCCGTTCACGGCCCTGGACCCTGTCGATGACGCCGCGCTGCATGACCCCGTCGCGGAGATGCTCTTGGAGGGTCACGAGGCCACCGGGAGAACGTTCGAGCTGCGAGGACCGAGGGGTTGGGCCGGGATCGACCCCAGGACCGACCTCAGGGACGTCCTGGCGGACGATGGGCAGCGCAGCCTGTACGACCTGTTCCTCGAAGGCGTTTCGGAGACCCGCATCGACGGGCGGACCTACCGGGAATCCCTCGCGGAACTCTTCGAGAGCCCCGAGTTCCAGGCGATGTCCTGGGGTAACTCCACCCGCGTCCGCTCGGGCGACCGGGCCGATGCCGTCATGGCCGTCCGCGACGAATACCAGCGTGTCGCGCGGGATGCCGTTATGGCCCAAGACAGCTACCAAGCCTTGATCGACGATCAGGAGCGCGTGGAAGAGCTGTTCGCTCCTGCAAGAACTGGGTCCACCCAGCGGACGACCTCCGCCGAGGACCCCCTGGGCATCACCAATGGCCAATAACGACCCAACCGGGGGTATGACCCCTGAACTCTACATCATGCTCGGCGAGATCAAGGCAAACCAGGCCGCCCTCCTGAGCATGTTCACCGAGTCCACCGACCGTTACGAGGCGCTGAGCCGTCGTGTCGCCTCCCTGGAGCACCTCAAGACGAGGGTTCTAGGGGGGCTGGCCGTCGTCAGCGTCGTCGCCGGGGTCGTGTGGAAGTTCATCTGGGGATAAACCAGAATGTCTGACGCACTTAAGGCGATCCACAAGGCCGTCGCTGACCATCTTACGCAGCGCATCGCATCGGGGGAGGCGTCCGCCGCCGAACTCGCGGTGGCCGTGAAGTTCCTCAAGGACAACGGGGTCACCGCCGATCCCGAGACGAACCCGGAACTGCAAAAGCTCAGGACGCTCACCGCTCTCCCGTTCAACGGGGATGACGACGAACACCACACCGCCCACTAGGGCCGCTCAGGCAAACTAAGGGGGTCCTTCGGGGCCCCCTTTTTTCACATTCAGGCTCATGGCAACCAACCCACTTGCTGCGGATTTCCGCAACATGCTCTTCCTGATCTGGAAGCACCTGAACCTTCCAGACCCTACCACCGTCCAGTACGACATCGCGAAGAACCTGATGTCCTCCACCAGCCGCCTGGCGCTCCTGGCGTTCCGCGGCGTGGGGAAATCGTGGGTCACCGCGGCCTATGTCATCTGGGAGCTCTACCGCAACCCCCAGCTCAAGATCATGGTGGTCTCGGCCTCGAAGAACCGGGCCGACAACTTCACCACCTTCTGCCTGCGGCTCATCAAGGAAATCCCCGAGCTCGCCCACCTGAGGCCAAAGAAGCACCAGCGGGACTCCAAGGTCGAGTTCGACGTGGGACCGGCGAAGGCCGACCAGTCACCCTCGGTGTTCTCCCGGGGTATCGACTCGCAGCTGGCCGGTGGTCGTGCGGACATCATCGTGTCGGATGACGTCGAGGTGCCGAACAACTCGCTGACCGTGGACATGCGGGACAAGCTCCAGGAGAAGCTCAAGGAATACTCGGCGATCCTCAAGCCGTATGACCCGGGCGTCCACGGCGACTTCACCCCACGCATCGTCTACCTTGGTACCCCGCAGACCGAGGACTCGATCTACAAGAAGCTGCCGGACACCTTCACCACGCTCATCTACCCGGCGCTGGTGCCCACACCGAAGGAATACGAGGGTTACCGCCAGGGGACGCTGGCGCCGATGGTGGAGCGTCTATACGCCGCTGGAAAGTACGGCGAGCCGACAGACCCTCAGCGCTTCGACATCGACGAGTTGATGACCCGGAGGGCCGAGTACCGGGAGGCTGGATTCCAGCTCCAGTTCATGATGAACACCCGCCTCTCGGACGCCGCCAGGTTCCCCCTGCGGATGCGGGACTTCGTCATCACCCCGGTGCCCCCAGAGCAGGCCCCCGTCCAGGTCCACTGGCTCCCCCACGAGGACCGGCGGCTCCGCGATCTGCCCAACATGGGTATGTCCGGCGACGGCATGTACGCCCAGGCAGGCTTCGGTGAGACCTTCGCCCCGTACCAGGGCCGGGTCATGGCCATCGACCCCAGCGGTCGTGGTGCCGACGAGACCGGATGGGCCATCGGGTTCCAGCTCAGCGGCAACATCTGGGTACCGTCTGCCGGGGGTCTCCCCGGGGGCTACGACGAGGCTACCCTCACGGCCCTGGCCGAGCTCGCCAAGAAGCACAAGGTCAACCGTGTGGTCTTCGAGGGTAACTTCGGGGACGGCATGTGGGGTAAGCTCTTCGAGCCCTACCTCGCCAAGGTGGGGTACCCTGTGGCCCTTGAGGAAGTGTCCAGCACCGGCATGAAGGAGGGACGCATCCTTGACGTCCTGGAGCCGGTTGTGTCCTCCCACAGGCTCATCCTGGACCCCCAGGTAATCAAGGACGACTACGAGTCCATCCAGAAGTACGAGGGGGACACCCGCGCCTCCCGGTCCCTGGTGAACCAACTGACCCGGATCACCCGGACCCGCGGTGCCCTCAGGAAAGACGACCGGATCGACGCCCTGGCCATCCTCGTGGCATCCTTCGTGGACACCATGAACCAGGACCAGGCCAAGAAGGACGCCGAGGAGCGGGCGAGGGCCCTTAAGGCCGAGCTGGAGAACCACATCCGTGTGGCTCAAGGTCTCTTCGGCGGTGGACCCTCCAAGAAGAAGTTCGCTGCCATCTAACTCATCCCAGGGTGTCACCCGGGTAGCCCCGTCAGGATCATCGAAAGGTGGTCTTGGCGGGGCTTTTTGCTATTCATCACCATCACTGTGACCCCAGGAACACCCCGGGATCACCTGCGGAGACGGGCGTGTAACCCTTTGATTTCCTTGGGGTGGTAATTTAGGACCAGCTACAGAGGGAGGCCCCGGGTGATACTATAGTTACATACCTCAGGTTGGTCAGCTGTGTCTCTCAGGGCTCCGATAAGTTCATCTGTGAGGGTTCCCTGGGGGTATCCCTCAGCTTGGTCCAGCTGATGTCCTGGAGAGACCCTGCAAGATGGAGATCATGAATAGTGATCAATATAGACCCTTACCCTGGTCCAATCCATCTGTGAGACCCCCTGAGCTTGGTTGAACGGGTATCCCAGCCCCAGGGGTCAAGGGGTACACCCCGGATATTCTCAGGAAAAAATCCGTTACCCCATATACGGGATGGAGACTTCGCAGGTTCCCCCCGTGGGGGGTGCCCCCGGGATTTCCGTGGGGTCTGTCACAGGGTCACAGGAAGGCACGGAAAGAGGCACCCCCTTAATGGTAACGTGTTGAAATCATTGGTTTATCCATCGGATCAATAGTCCGATTGGAGGGGGTACCCGGGGGTAACCTCGGGGGATACATGCGTACATTCAACTATCTGCATGTGTGCATGTTGTGTGTGCAGTCCCACGTTACGCTATTCCGACAGAAACACTCAGGTTCCCCCAAGGTAACGCCCGGGTACACCTGCGCCCCCACCAATCCCCACCAAATCACTTAGGTATCACATGCTGACCTAATACCTGGTACGCACCCCCGGCTTCACCCCCATGCAAACCAAGGGGGAAAACGCGCACACGCGAGGGGCAGGGGGAAACCCCGAGGGAAACCAGGGGGTTACAAGAAAGTTACCGATAGCCGATTAACCCCGCTTGACAATCGTTCGGCTATCCGGCAGATTGATCATACCGAAACGGGGAACACCCCGTTTCGGCAGGGGGAAACCCCGATGCTCTTTGACAATCTGGTGGTTAGCATATGGCTAGGGGACCAAGCGCCCCGATGATGCCCCCAAGGTAACACCCTTGGTCCCTTATGCTGCACAATCAACGGTGTAACGCCCAGAAGGCCACCCCCATGCGGGGTTTGCGTGACGGAGACGGACAAGCCCAGGGGCAGCGCAGGGGCCGCATAGGGGACACCCAAGGGGGCCGACAAAAGGCGCTTGACATTCTCTCCGCTAACCGGCAGATTAAGGGCATCGGAATGAAACCCGAACCGCTTTTTATCATCGTCAAATCGACGCGCTGCAACACGACAAGACCCATGGGGATATAATGGGTCACGGCAGGTCTGACCTGTCTCGGTGTTTGCTAGGTGGGGGATACCCCTCGCCGATGATGCACGAATGTGCAGCGCAACTAACTGGAATGGTCCGATGCTTGGACCGGGCTTCCTGAGTGCGTCTCGGCGACATGCTGAGAACTGCGGGATGGAGGTGCCGACAATGGACAGCGACCATTCCTAACCCCCCTTTCGTGGCGGCATGAGCCCCGCCACCTGATGAAGTCATCGCTCAGGGGTGAGCACTCACGCCCCGTAAAACGAAAAAGGGAATACAGTCATGTCCTCTTCCAAGGTCACCAAGCTGAACAACGCCATCGCCACGTGGGGTGGTGCGGGTCAGCGCTTTGCGGAGAAGGGTCTCGAACTCATGCTCGCAGCCATCGAGGTGGCTTGCGAGAATGGGAACATCGACCCGATGAAACGCATCGCCGATGCGCTGGAAAGCGCCAGCGACAAGAAGGCCGCCACCACGATCTTCTCGCACTTCTTCCCCATCACGGTGAAGGATGACGTCATCACCGCCGTGAAGGGCTGGCAGAAACGGGTCTCGTCCATGCCGTCCTCCGCAGGTGTCGCCGAGCACTACAAGTCGTTCCGCAAGCTGGCGGCTGACCTGACCCCTGAAACGGAGTCGTCCGCCCCGGCGCTGATGGATACGGCGGCCTACGTCAAGGCGCTGGCCAAGCTGAACAAGAAGGCCGCCGACAGCGGGCTGGTCGATGCCGCGCTCCTGCGGAACATGGGCCAACTGGTCAACATGATCGAGGAGCAACTGCGGGTCTCGTCCGAGGCCGCGGCCCCCGCCGAAGCGTCCTCCCCCAAGAACACCTCGGGGCGCCGCTCGTCCTCCTCCTCCTCCTCGACCACCGAGGCGCTGGCCGCATGACCTTCGCCACGGGTCTCCTCGTGGTACTCCTCCTGCTACCCCTCGCGGTGGCAGGGGGTTTCGCCATATGGGCCGGGGTGATCCTCTGGGCTTTCCTCAGGGCAGGCCCGGCGGGCTGACGCCCTATCACGCCCCATCGCCATCACTGTGATGCACATCCGCAGGGCAGCCCTAGGCACATGGGCTGTCCCCGCATGTCCATCTTTAGGAGCACCGAGTCATGCAAGGCAAGCGCACTGTCCGCCGCAATGTCTGGGGGAACCTCTGTGGTTACATCGGACGCCACTACTGGACCACCTTCGGGGAAGCGTTCGACCCCGCTGCGGAGGCCCGCGCCGCCGCATGGCTGAATGGGAGCGACGACGAATGCTGCTGAAACCCTTCGATTACTACGAGCTTCGGCCTTGTGTTGAGTTCGAGGATCACATTCAGGCCTTCTTGGGACATGCGGTATACTGCCCCACCCGAGGCGGGGTGATCCACACCCCTGAGCAGGCGGAGGCCGAGGCTAGGATCGTCGCAGAAGCCTCAGGGCGGCCCATGTTCTGGACCCTGTACGGTGTCTCGGACACGGCCACGGCCATCGGCAATTTCAAGACCTTCGACGCTGCATATGCCGTCATGGTGGCAATCCTGATGCCCCTTCGCCACGCAGCAGACACGGGGGACACCGTGCCTCTCGAAGACATCTGCAACCAGTCAAGCACGGAGGAGCGGCTGTGACCTACTACATCGCATACGCCACCGAGGACGGGGCCATCACCGCGATCCCCGCCGGGCCGGACCACGACGCCGCATACGAGGCATACGTGGAACGCATGGAGCTTTTCGCAGGCGCGGGTCTCGACCTCGCCAAGGACCTGCGCTGGCGCGGCCTCTTCGACCTGCCGTACCTGGCCCGCAACATCGCGGTTTCCCTGGACCCAACGCTGTTCATCGAAGTGGACCTGTACCCCGAGCATTTCCCGGGGCAAGGCCACGGCGTCCTCAACGCGGGGCGCTTCCAGAGCTTCCAAGGGTGGGGTCTGGACAACGGCCCCTTCGTCTTCATGTACTACGACGACGACGGCAGCGTCCGCACGACGCCCCCCAAGGAAACCCTCTTGGAAGCGTGGACCTGCTTCGAGGAGCACCCCCGAGCGGCGCGGCGCTTCCACCTGTGCAACCCTATCACCGCCGCCGTCCGGCTCCTCCGCGAGAAGGTCCTCAAGGATCACCCGGGGATGGTCGCGTCGATCACCCGGCACACCGCCTGAGATACCCCAGAGGGGCCTCCCTATCACGCCGCGATGGGGTGGTCTCTCTCACGCTGAAACGAGGAGACCGCAATCATGGGAAGATCAGTCAGCTATCCGTCCGGGGCGAGTGTGGCCTTTGCGTACAGGGAACCGGAGGGGGAGTACTGCTCCAACTGCGGGCATGCCGCCGCGCAGTGTGACTGCCCCCCTGACGAACAGGACCTCTGCCCCACTGATGCCTATGTGGAGTGGGAGGACTACGTGGAGGAGCTCCGCGAGGGGGCCAGGGACTCGTGGCCGTCCATGCGCCTCTGCTCAGGCTGGATCGGAAACGAGGACCGCATCCTCGCTGAGAACGCCCACGCCTACTTCGGGGTCTCCGAATACATGGACCTCGTGGCCGTCTGGCTGGTCCCCAAGGATTGCTCGGCCCTCTCCGCGCATTGGATCAAGCAGGCCACCCCGAAGCTCCTCAAGAACTTCGCCACGCTTCAACGCATAGGGACCATGAGCAACGGCGTGTCCGTGTTCAGGAAAATCGAGGGAAAGGCGGTTACCCCATGACACCGATCACGTTCGGACGGCAGGTGCACGACTCCCTCGTGCGGCTCGACGCGCAAGGCATAGCCTACACGGTGAGCATCGTGGGTGGCGACGAGAGGCATGTGTTCTGTCAAGCGCCGGTACTTTGGCATCACGCAGGGGCGCTCGCCCTGGAGATGCGGGATGGCGAACACGTCAACGGCTTCGCCATCGTCAACCTCGAACGGGTCAGCGCCGTTCGCATCCATCAGGGGTGACCCCATGGCCAGGGAAGTAAACTTCGCCGAGTTCGAGAACCGGGTGCTACGTGGCGACATCACCACGGAAGAAGCCCGCAGAATTGGCGCGACACACGCCGCCTACGGCTGGGCCTGCACCCCTTACGGCTCATGGGACGGTGGTCTCTGCCAAGCATATCGCGAGGGGTTCCAGCGCTACCGAAAGGATAACCCCCCATGAACACCCACGAAACCCTCATCGCCTCCCTGACACCACTCGAACGTGCCAACCTGGTCTGGCCGATGATCCCGGAAACCCAGATGGAGGCTGCGATGTGCCTCTGGGAGGCGTGGATGGCGGCCGAGACAGGCAACGTCAGGGCTCAGACCCTTTACGACGCCCACCGGGATGGAGTCGGAACCGTCCAGCTGCGTCACAACCTGATGGCGCTGGTCCCGGCGGTCCATATCGGGTGGGCCGTGTACGAGGTCGGCTACGAGAGTCCGGCCAATGCCATTTCATGCCTGTTTCCCTTCGACTGGGAGTTCGTCCCGTGGTTCCTTGAGAACTGCGTCGAGATTGACCCCCGGTTCCTGAGCCTCCGCCCCGGATGGCTAGACCTCTGCCGGAACCCCGCCACACCCTGATGAAGCCCGTCAAACGCACACCCCTAGGGTACACCCCACGCCTCTCCCCGGTTTTCACCACCTACGACGAGGAAGGCGGGGTGTATGCCTCCACCGTCCACGTCGAAGAATACCCGACGCACTCACCGGTCCTCGGGCCGGACGGGGAGAACCTCGCATACGAGCCGAGGATGACCCCGGGGTTTGACCTTCGCCGCAAGCGCGGCTGACCCGCCCCTTCTTCACCGCCACCTCACGGCCCACCCACGCCTACATCGTTAGGCTACAGGAGAGATTTGCCATGCTTCGCCCCGCCACCATGATCATCCCCAAGTTCCTCAACGACGGGATCACCCCGACCCCCGACGTTCACCTCACCGAGCTCGCCCGGAAACTCGTCGCGCTGTCCGGTGGCCTGACCCTGACCGAGGGGATGGGAATGTGGGTCTCGCCGGAAGGGGACGAGTTCTGCGAGGAGAACTACATCTTCACCTTCGCCGTCCCCCATGACTCCGTGAGTTCCTACGTCACCGTCAGCGAGATCGCCCAGTGGGCCGCCGAGGTCTTCGACCAGCAGGCGATCTACATCGACACCCCGGTGCGGGGCGTCGAGTTCATCAGCCGGGCCTCGGTGGAAGCGGGCGCGGCGGAAGCGGGCGCGGCGGAAGTCCAAGCGGCCTGACCCGAAGGACGCTCCGTCTGGACGGCCCCCAAGGGAAACCTCGGGCCGTCCTACCGAACGCCCTATCACG